CTCCACAACCAGAGCCACAGCCACAAGAACAACCAGCAACCGAGCCACAAAAACAAAACATTAACGAGCAATTACAAGAGGCTGCTCAAGAGGTGGCCCAAGAAATGGGACGAGCTCCACAAGCGGGACTCTTGCCACAATCTTTGATCGACTTAATGGCACCGAATAACGTTACCGAAAACGAGTTGCAAGAAGTCGCTTATATTCGCGGACACTTCCCGATGGGGACACCGATCGAAAACTTCCCAAGCAATTACTGGGACATGATCGTTGCGAATTGGGACGCTACACTGGACGTCATTCAAAACCAAGTCCGAAAAGACCCTGAATTACCATTTAACACTAATAATTTATAAACCTAAAGGAGAAATTTCATCATGACACAACAACAATTTAACAACAACTTTGATCGCGAATTTGGCTGGGACGATACGATCCAAAAGGACTCCGAATTTGTCTTTCTACCAGATGGCCTATACTGGTTCACAGTAAAAGAATACGAGCGCGGACGTCACACTCCGAATCCTCAAAACCCCGGCAAGTTGCCAGCTTGTCCAAAAGCGACAGTACACCTTACCGTCGTAGTAAACGAAGGCGAAACAGAATTGCGTCACAATCTTTTCTTACACAGCACAACAGAGGGAATGTTATCAGCGTTCTTTGGAGCTATCGGGCAAAAACGCAAAGGTGAGCCCCTTCGTATGGATTGGAACGCGATCATCGGAAAAGTCGGAGTGTGTAAGGTTGGATCTCGCGAATACAACGGCAACAAGTACAACGAAGTGAAAGGCATGATTTACGCCGAAGACGTGGACTATACGAAAGTTTTGAACGCACAGCCGGGACAATATCAACAACAACCAGCGCCACAGTATCAACCACAACAACCAACACAACCACAGGGAGGCTTCACAGGAGGGCCGTTCTAAAATAGGAGGTTCTAAAGTATGGAGTTAAGACCCTACCAGCAAGAAGCACGGGAAGCCGTTCAGCGTGAGTGGCTAGAAGGTCGGAAACGCACTCTTCTAGTCCTCCCGACTGGGACGGGAAAAACCGTCGTATTTTCAAAGATCATTGAAGATCAAGTCAGAGAAGGGAAGCGCGTCTTAGTGCTCGCTCACAGATCCGAATTACTGGACCAAGCAAGCGACAAGCTCAAGACCGCAACGGGCCTCGGTACGGCACTAGAAAAGGCTGAAAGCACGTCCATAGGTTCATGGTATCGCGTTGTCGTTGGATCTGTTCAAACCATGCAACGGGAGAAACGTTTAAGTCAATTTCCTCCCGACTGGTTCGACGTGATCGTCGTCGACGAGGCGCACCATGCGATATCAGATGGATATCAAAAAGTATTAGGCTATTTTAAAGACTCGGAAGTCTTGGGGGTTACAGCTACCCCAGACCGTGGTGATATGAAAAACCTCGGCTCTTACTTTGACAGTCTAGCTTATGAGTATTCGCTTGTACAAGCGATCAAAGAAGGCTATCTATCCAAGATTAAGGCTTTGACGATTCCGCTCGATCTCGATCTGTCAAGCGTGGCAATGTCCGCGGGAGATTTTAAAGCGAGCGACGTTGGAACGGCCCTCGATCCGTATCTGGTACAGATTGCGGACGAAATGGCCAAGTATTGCAAGGATCGGAAAACAGTCGTCTTTCTTCCGCTAGTCAAAACAAGCCAAAAATTCCGCGATATTTTAAACGAGCGAGGATTTAAGGCAGCGGAAGTCAACGGCGAATCGAAAGACCGGGCAGAAGTGCTCGAGGACTTCGAGAAGGGACGCTATAACGTTCTATGTAACTCAATGCTACTAACTGAGGGCTGGGATTGCCCGTCGGTTGATTGCGTGGTCGTATTAAGACCGACGAAAGTTCGCGCGCTCTATTCTCAAATGGTGGGCCGTGGAACGCGTCTATTCCCCGGAAAAGAAGAGCTTCTTCTTCTCGATTTCTTATGGCACACGGAACGGCACGAGCTATGCCGGCCGGCTCACTTAATAAGCGAGAGCCCGGAAGTCACAAAGAAGATGGTCGAAAACATGGAAGAAGAAACGGGCGTCGTGATTGATCTTGAGCAGATGGAAGTCAAGAGCGCTGAAGACGTCGTCGCAGAACGTGAAGAAGCCCTTGCAAAACAACTCGCAGAAATGCGCAAGCGTAAGAGAAAGCTCGTCGATCCGCTTCAATTCGAAATGTCAATTCATGCTGAAGATCTTTCGAGCTATATTCCGAATTTTGGTTGGGAGATGGCCCCGCCGTCTGAAAAACAACTCAAGGCCCTCGAAAAGTACGGTATTTTTACCGACGAAGTGGGCAATGCTGGGAAAGCAAATCTATTACTTGACCGTTTGAATAAGCGCAGAAATGAAGGACTTTCGACACCGAAGCAAATCCGCTTCCTTGAGAGTCGAGGCTTCCGAAACGTCGGAATGTGGAACTTCGAGAGCGCTAGAAATATGATTGACCGTATCGCAGCGAACGGTTGGAGATTGCCGGCAGGCGTGCGACCAGCCGAATATGTACCAAACTAAAAAAATAAGGAGAAAACACAATGAAAACTAACAAATTAACACTTTTGACGGTCGCAACGATTGCGACAGCTACACTTGGGATTAAGGGAGTAAATGCCGATGAGTCTGATCGAGGAATCACGCCAGAGACTGCAACAGTTACAACAAACCAAAACGATACAGCAAGCGGAACTGAATCAGCTATTCCAGCAACGGAAACAGCTCAACCAACAAATTCTGACAATACAACGGGATCTGGAAGCGCTGAAGATGAGAATAGCAAACGAGAAGTACTTCCAACAAGTTTTGAAAAGAGCGGAAATGTGATTCAAGTCAACAACCCGGAAGTCGTTGTCGATCAAAGCAAAGGCACAGGGAAGTACCAGTCATTCAGCATTGAATACAAAGACGTACACTTTCCGGACGATCTCACAATCGACGAAGGGGATAAAGTAACGTTCACACTTCCAGAGGAAGTAGCTTTTCAAACTAGCTTCACGTTTGACGTACACAATCCAGAAAATGCCGTCGTTGGTCAAGCTACAGCGGACAGCCAAGCCGGAACCGTGACAACAGTATTTAACGACTATTTCAAAAACCACCCGTTAAACAAACAAATGAGCCTTAAAATGGACGCAAAATGGACTGACAAGGCCCAAAGTGGTAAGCCCGTTACAGTAAATTTCGATGGAACACTAGTAACCGCTAATATTGGCGCTGAACAAGTGATAGGCAAGGACGAGCTGATCTCGAAATGGGGATCGCAAGATGAAAACGATCCAAGCGTTATTAATTGGACAATTCGCCTTAACTACGCGCGAAAGGTCCTTAATTATGTGAAAATCATTGACGAAATGTCAGAAAATCAAAAGCTAGTCGATGATTATTTTGAAATCAAGAATATTGAAAGCGTGGATCCGTGGATCGACAAGGGGTCCGCAATGGATCTTGTTAAGTCAATTAGTAAGTCAGATCACGGCTTCGAGATCAAGATGGATCGTCTTGATCGTATGATCTATTTAAACTATAAGACTAAACTAACAAGCGCGGTTAAAGATAGCGTAAACCCAACAAATAAAGTTGAACTTAAAGCCGAAGATGCTGGCGCTATTTCGTATAGCTATGTTCAACTCGTGGGGGGGCGTGGTGACGCGTCGGGCGAAAGCAAACCAGTCTGGGAAATTCCAAATGACGCACCAAAATATGAAAAACCATCAATCGATTTAAACGATATTCCGCTTATGCCTCCCGCTCCGGTATTAGAAAAACCAGAGTGGAAAGGCGGTACAACACCATTTGACGCGCCGCAACTTGACAAACCTGAGTGGGAAGGCGGGGTCGTACCGTTCGACGCTCCGATCTTGGAAAAACCAGAGATCAATATCGAAGATATTCCGCTACTTCCACCAGCTCCAGTATTGGACAAACCGGAACTTATCATTGATATTCCAGATCCAAAACGCGACGAACCAAAACCACAACCAAAACAAGACAAGCCAAATACACCAGCGCCGAAAGAAACACCAAAAGTCGAAGAAGTAAAGATCAATAATCGCGTGGAAAATCACGCGCAAAACACGCGAAACGAGTCTGAAGAAACAGTCGAAGCGTACAGCGCACCGGCCACACTTCCTAAGACGGGATCAGGATTCGGAATCGCGATCAGCCTCCTCGGTATGCTTGGATTGAGCCTTGGAATTGCAGCAGCAAAGAAAGAAAACTAAAAAGGAATAGAGGGGACTAATGGAACGAGAATTTGACCTGCTACCACTTTTAGACCATATAGACCCCTCGATTCTGTCTTATCAAGAATGGATAAACGTCGGCTTCGCCTTAAAACACGAAGGGTACACGGCGTCCGATTGGGACAACTGGTCCTTACGAGATCCGGCCCGGTACCGCAAATTTGAGTGTTTCAAGAAATGGGACACCTTCAACGAAGAGGCCGGCTCAATTGTGACAGGCGGGACGATTGTCCAACTCGCGAAAGATCACGGCTGGGTCAATCCATACTCAAGCGATAGCGAGGGAGCCCATGAACTCGATTGGAACGATACGATCGATCGGGACTATCGCTTGATTGATAAGAGCTGGATCGAGGGGAAAGAGATTCATGAGCCTACAATCTGGAATCCAGTACAAGAGATTATTAAATACCTCGAGGCTTTGTTTGAATCGTCCGAAAATGTCGGTTATGTTACCGAGAGCTACCCAAAAGTAAACGACGAGACGGGCGAGATAGAGAAATGGCTTCCAACCAAGGGAGCTTATGACCGGACCGCGGGGCAACTGATCGAGCAACTTAGCAAGTGTAACGGCGATATCGGGGCCGTCCTCGGTGATTATCACAAAGAAGCTGGCGCGTGGATCCGATTCAATCCATTAGATGGCAAGGGAGCCAAGAACGAAAACGTAACCGATTATCGGTACGCGCTGGTCGAGTCTGACAGCATGAGCGTTGAGAAACAAAACGCGATCTATAAAGAGCTCGAGTTGCCGATCGTGGCCCTTGTGTACAGCGGGAACAAGTCCTTACACGCCATCGTGAAAGTGGACGCGGGCAATTACGACGAATACAGAAAGCGCGTCGACTATCTGTATAAGATATGCCAAAAGAACGGAATATCAGTCGATACGCAAAATCGCAACCCATCGCGCTTGTCCCGTATGCCGGGTTTTGAGCGAAACGGCCAGAAACAATTCTTGGTCGATACGAATATTGGTAAGCGCAACTGGGAAGAGTGGTACCAGTATATCGAGGATCTTAACGACGATCTTCCAGATCCGGAAGGGCTGGGCGATAGCTGGGACAACCTCCCAGAGCTTGCGCCCGAGCTAATCGAAGGAGTCCTTCGCCAAGGGCACAAAATGCTGATCGCTGGTCCGTCAAAAGCTGGTAAGTCGTTTAGTCTTATCGAAATGTCAATCGCAATCGCAGAGGGCAAGAAATGGCTTGAATGGAACTGTACACAAGGCAAGGTCCTATATGTCAATCTTGAGTTAGACCGTGCGTCATGTTTGCATAGATTCCGCGACGTGTACGAAGCAATGGGACTTCAGCCGAATAATCTCCAAAATATTGATATTTGGAACTTGCGCGGAAAGACCGTCCCGATGGATAAGTTAGCTCCGAAGTTGATCCGCCGATCGCTCAAAAAGAACTATATAGCCGTCATTATTGACCCGATCTATAAAGTCTTGACGGGTGACGAAAACAGCGCGGACCAGATGGCACACTTTACGAATCAGTTCGACAAGGTCGCGACAGAGCTTGGGTGCTCAGTGATCTATTGCCACCACCACAGCAAAGGTGCTCAAGGGGGCAAAAAATCAATGGACCGGGCCAGCGGTTCGGGCGTATTCGCTCGAGATCCGGACGCGCTGATCGACTTGGTAGAGTTGGACGTCACAGAGGAGCTATTTACTCAACGAATCAACCACACAGCCACTCGGATATACAAAGAGGCGTTGCAAACGTGCAACCTTGGATATTACCAAGAGGAAGTGAGCCTCGACGATCTCCAAAGTCCCGCGATTATGCGGACACACTTCGAACAAGCAATTCCAAACGTGCTCGATCGGAAGCCTTGGACAGATAAGATCGAAGAAGCCCGTCGAGCGATCGAAATATCGACAGCGTGGCGCGTGGAAGGAACGCTTCGGGAGTTTGCCAAGTTCAAGCCTATCAATATGTGGTTTAGTTACCCAGTGCATTTTCTGGACGATTCGGGCGTCCTTGCTGATATCCAACTCGAGGAAACAACTCCTAATTGGAAAAACAATTTAGACAGTAAAAAAGCTAACGATAAAAAGAAAAAGTCCGCTGACGAAAAATTCACAACGGCTATGGAAATATTATTCGACGGAATAAATCCCGTTGAATTAAACGACGTGGTAGAGTATTTCTCAACCGAAGATAAGCCGATAAGTGAAAAAACTATTCGGAGATGGGTAAAAAATAATGGTGATTTTGAAGTCAAAAATAATCAAATTTTACCTAAAAATAACTCAGGGACAAATTAGGGACAAGGACAAACCCGAGGGACAAACCCGAGGGACAACTTCGGGAATGTCCCTGTCCCTGAGGGACAAACCCGAGAATGTCCCCATGTCCCTGAAGTGTCTCTAGGGACAAGGACAAACCCGAGAATGTCCCTGAGAAATCGCACAACCATGCGTGTTTAAGTCTCTAGGGACAAACCCGAGAACTCAGGGACAAAACGAGGGACAGAATATCTCCTCCTTTGGAGAGAGATATTTAGGAAAATGTCCCTGAGTGTCCATGGGAACAGGAACAGGAACAGGGGGGCTTTGCTCCCGCCCCCTGTAACCCTGTAACCCTGTCCCCTAACTTGGACTTAGCGCGAGAGCGTGGTAAGTAAAAAGAAAATGTAAAAGAAAAAAGTATAAAAAACGAGGTGGCGAAAAATGTTGAATAAAAAAAATATCGATAATCTTAAAAAAGAAATCGATGACTTGTTGGATAAATGTGAAGATGATTTTGAAGAGATGGCGCTTAATCCAGATTACTCATTTGAATTGCTTATGAGGGCTAGTTCGGCTTTGGGTCAAATTTTAAAGGAGTTGATTAATGATTGAGTTCTTTTTGCCGATGGAAAAAATTCCAACGACGACGCACCAGCAGAAAAAAGTAAATGTGAGAAATGGCAAGCCGATTTTTTATGAGCCCGAGGAGCTAAAAAACGCTCGAGCAAAATTTGAAAGCTTACTTGCGCGTCACGTTCCACCAGATAAAATGAAAGGGCCGATTCGGCTCACGGTCAAGTGGTGCTTTCCAATGATTAAAGGAGTACGCACAGGCCAGTACAAAACAACCAAACCAGACACGGACAATCTCCAAAAATTGTTTAAAGATTGTATGACCAAGCTCGGTTTTTGGAAAGACGACGCACAGGTCGCAAGCGAGATCGCTGAGAAGTTTTGGTCTGAGGTCGTGGGGATCTATGTCAGAGTGGAGGAGTGGGACGATGAATTATATACATTTCTTTAGTGTCGAGCTCCCGGACTTCATGGCACGAAATAACCAAGTCGCGCAAAGCCTCGGTTTTGGGTCTGAGCGCTATTGGTTTTGGACCGTGGACGCGATCGCGGAGATCTGCAAAAAATATCATGACGACGAGTTAGTCGTCAAACAATTCGGGCTCTTGTTTGAATGGCTCGAAAAGCAAGCGGAAGGGGTGGCGCAATGAAAGAGAAATCTTATTTCGAGGTTTTGAAAGAAATAGAACGTGATCGTGATAAGTGCAATAAGTACGAACGTTTTGACGTGCAATTATTGCTCGGGTCTATATGCGCAAAACTTGTCGAACAAGTGGAAAAAGACGAGAAAGTAGAATCAATCAACTATACGATACCGATTAGAGATCAAGTATACGATATAACGGTTCGTCGGTTGAAAAAGAGCGAAGGCGATAGCGATGGAATATGTGAAATATGACTCGAAGCAGCGCAAGGAGCTACAAAAGAATCTGGAACGTTTGCGAGTCGAGCACGGACTATCGAAGCAGCAACTAGCGGACAAGCTGGGTTGGTCTAGAAATACCATTGACTACTGGATCCGTGGGGATCGCGTACCCGATAGAACAGGAATCGAGGCTATATGCGATTTTTTCGGGATCTCAGACGTGGAGCTTTTGGGATCTGAAATGAAAGTCCGCACGTTCGCGTATTATAAAGACGATACGCTGCTCGCGTTTGGCACGATGGAAGAGATCTCGGAACAAACTGGCCGAAAGATCGAGTCCTTGCGGAGCTTGCTTTGCAACTCGAAGCGATTCAACAAAACAACGAAAACATACATGATTGAGCTCGAGGACGATAGACGGTATAGGTTGAAATTTAAACAATCGTTTACGATTGATGAATTAAACCTAAAAGGGATCGGGTGGTTGCTAGAAAGCCCACTCGTAGAAGTAGAAGAGGTGGAAGAATGAATAAACAGGAATTGATTGAGTATTGTGAGTCTTTGAAAGGTAGTTTAAATAAGTTTATAAACGGAATTGATGTAAATAAGATTATCGCAAAGATTGAACAACTAGACGAACCGAAACAAAAAGTCACGCTTCCTCGGACGGTGGCGAACTGGATATCGTGCGTAAGAGGTCGAAATAAGACTTTACATTTTGCGCTAGAAAATGCACCAGAAGAAGTGAGTCTATGGTTTTGCGAAGATGAAAAGAATCGACAAAATATCTTTGCTGACGCTTGGGTGAATGGTTACCATATCGAGCCCGAAAAACGATATATAGTAACAGTAAAAAATATCGGAAACGACTGTAAGTATCTGAAATGGAACAGTGTACAACGTTACTGGTATTTTGGCAACGGGAAAAACCTAGACGATATTCGCTTGTATCACACGCTAGAAAATCTGCAAAAAGGGGGCTTCGGGAACGTGTTCGTAAACCCGCTCTTTGTGATCGAGGAGGCGGAGTGATGAACAAGCAAGAGTTGATTGAACGAATAGAAGGCTTAAAAAATCTTTTTGGCAACAAATCAAAATATATCGAGATAGACGCGGTAATAGAACTTGCTTCTGAACTAGACGAACCGCAGAAAATCACAGTACCGCAGTTTGTTGCGGATTGGATTGAATACTGTAAGGAACACAATTTCACATTATTCGGATGTCTTGATCCAGCAAATGGGTTTGAGAGCTTAGCTGGTGAAACTTTTGAAGGAGATGTTAGAAAATGTATTAGATGGTGCAGAAAAGAAAGTAATAACTTCGCTCGTGCTTGGCTTGACGGCTACACAGTCGAGAAAGAGAAGCGGTATCTGGTGAAGATTAAGGGAGTGGACTCATGTTTTGAATGTCTATACTATGGAATGGGATCAAATACATGGAGTTTTAGAATGAAAAATGAGAGTGGATATTTTAGACGAAATCACACCCGCAAAGAGCTTGAAGAGGCTGGATTTGGCGAGGTATTCAACAGCCCACTATTTGAAGTTGAGGAGGTGGAGTGATGGCTGAAGAGCAAAATATTGTAGAGACACAATTGATTTTAGGTAAGCAAGTTTTAGAAATTGTATTTGATTTGCTAAAAAGTGACTCAAAAACAGGGGTAGTCTTGCCTTTAAACATAAATGGTAGGGATTTTACTATCACAGTAGAGAAGGAGGCAGAAGAATGATTCCGGACGACCAATTTATTAGAGAGCTTATTGAAGATGAAGATATTATTTTTAATAAAGATAGTGATTATCACAAACAGAGGAAAAAAGAAAAGAAGAACCCTATCTTCAAACGGAATAATTCAAAAAAAGTAAGGAGGTAACAGAATGAAAATTGCAAACTATACACACACGACGTTTGATGGTGTAAAAAACATAAAAGGCTGGGTTTTAGTAAATAATTATGGTGAAAAGGAATTTGTTTATTACAATGGTACGGAATTATGCGTCCACCCTGCCAGCGATTGGGATGGAGAGTTGCTGGAGGTAACGGAATGAGCGATAGTGTGTTTATATACGCTTTCACAAGATATGGCTGGACTGAAGAATGTATAGATATTGACGAAGTAGCTTATGTGGACTTTGAGAAAAGCCAGATATGTCTTAAAACGCACGACGCGCGGATTTCACGTATGATTCAGACTACTTCAGTGGACTTGTATAATGTCGAAAAGGCTTTGTTAAGAAATCGGAGGTAACAGAATGGTAAAATTCAAAAAATACATTAAGAATCATCGCGATGAAATTCTTATGGGGTTGCTGTTAAGTTTAGGTTATTTGTTCGTTATCGGGCTTACTTATGCAATTTTAGATTATAACTTAGGTGCTGGCGTCATTCCGTTTCTATTCTCGATATCTGTTTATGCACTGGAAACATTGCTTTACTTGACAATGTTAAGTTATTTATTTCAGGGGGATAACTAATGGATCTATTAACACTTATTTTCGGAGGCTTATCGCTTGCGTGGCTGGGTGGTCTCGCGGTGATTGGCTGGGCTATGTGGAAAGAGGGGCGAGAAGATGACGAATAACGATAAGCTAATACGTGCGAATTTTGCGTTTATCCTTTTTGTCTTAATTGCTGTATGTGTCAATCTGAACGCACGAGTCCGGACGTTAGAAACGAGCAACAGCGAGCTACAACGAACAATCCAAACACAAAAGGACGAGCTCGAGAAAGCTGAAGAAAAAAACACAATGCAAGACGTGATTATAAATAAATTGAACAGTGATTATAATTCGCGTATGGCCCAACAATTACAAGAGATCGCCGATCAAAACGGCGTCGGGGGATAGCATGAAAGTTTATGTCGTTAGAAAATATCTAAAACGTACACGCTGGGACGTGAATCATTCAACCAAGTTTGAAGAGATCGAATTTCAGACTAAAGAAGAGGCGCTGGCCTACCGTGATAATCAGAAAGTCGGAGTCTTTGACGTGTACGAAAAAGAAGTATAGAGCCCACTTGGGCTAGAAAGGAGGAGCGCTTGCGGATTGAGACAAGATATGGTTATCTTATAGACGCGCTTCGACGCTACCCGTTCGATAAAGAGATAAAAGAGCGAATCGAAGAGATCAGCTTCCCTTATCAAAATTTCGACGAAAATTGGTTTATCAAAAGCAAGTCAGCAAGTAACACGCCGGAAGCCTTAAAAAACGTAATCCTTAAAGAGAACGATCCGGAACTAATTCGACTGTACACGCTCGCAAAAGCGATAGAAGAGTACACGAACGAGTGTGAACCAACAATCTGGGAGGCGGTCAAATGCTTATATGTGACACGATCAAAAAATGTCGAAGGCGTGGCCCTCGAGTTGTTTATGTCAAAAAACTCGGTCTATCGGAACGTTATCAAACCGTTCTTCGAAGGCCTCGAAAAGAAAGTTACAAGTATTTTTTTAAAAACACGCTGAAATTTGGGAAAAGTGTTCAAAAAAAGGTGGTAAAATTGTATTATCGGGAGATCGAGAGAAACGGAGATCTTCCAGCGGACGACAGGGCCAAGCCAACAGTTACAGCAGCACGTTTTTACTTTCATAAAACTTTTCCCGTTTGTGGGATCTCCTTATATTTTTTTAAAAATTTTTCGTTTCGGCGGTTCGATTCCGCCCGTCCGCTT